ATTTCAGCATTCATTTAATTTGGAAATAATTTACCAATTAGGAGAAACACAAGAATGAAGATGTATCTAAAGACTTTCGCTTTTGCCTTCGCTGTATTTGCGATGTTCGCAAGTCACTATTTCGGGTTCCAGGAATTGGAGGCAGTTCTTTTGACAAGTCTTCCAATTCTTGGTTATATCGCTATTCCAGGGACTTCCGGGAGTTCTTTTTTTGGTGGGCCAAACCTCCGCCTCGGTCCCTGTAACGTGTATTACAGAACCAAGGCACAAGACAACTTATCCGGGACTATTTCAACTATCGGAACTGCTATCACAGGGACTGTTGCACTTGATCCTGTTCTCGGGAGAGGAAAATCAACTGTAACCGGGACCGGGACATCATTCACGGCGGATGTGTCTGTCGGGCAATATGTTAAGATTGATACTGTCGTTGCAAAGATTAAAAGAATTATTTCTAATACTGTGCTTGAGGTTGTCGAAGAATTTGACGCTGTAGCCGCTGGAGAAGATTTACTCCCATATACTACCACTGTCACCGGAACAAGCACGGCTTTTGATGACGAACTGGTTGTAGGTGATTATATTGCAACTACCGTTTCAGGTACTGTGTATATGGCAAAGGTCCTGGAAATCGTTTCCGCTACTGAGGTCACGATTGATGCCGGGACTCTTGTCGCAGGAGCTACTGAAGATTACAGGAAATTCACTGCAATTTTTCTTGGCGGGGTGGATGCGGTCACAATCAAAGAGTCGGTCAAAAAAGCTGACCTGAAATATTCCCAGTATGGAGACAGTGCGGCCGATAAAGCTGTCACAGGGGGGGAGGTCACAATCGAGATGGGACTTGCTCAGGCTTCCCTGGAAAGGCAAGAAGCAACCAAACAAGGTTTCGAAATTCAGAGAGACGATGAAGGTCTTATCACTGGTTTCGGTTTTGGTGTGGCAATCGGCGAACTTGATTCCGAGGTAGAAGATCAACTCACATGCGTTCGGATCGTTGGCGACGTTGAGTCTACAGATCCTTTCGATACGATCCACTTTCCAAGATCGGTTCCGATGGTTGACGCGGAGTCCAAGTATGACTCCAGCTCTCAACGGTACATGAAGACGATGTTCACATGCTATCGTTCCGAAGATCACAAGCTTAACGGAAAATCTCTATTCTACTTCCCTGAAGGGATGTTCTAGTACATGGTAGTTAATACAGAAAACTACTATTTTGATCTGACATTAAACGGGGTATCTCACAAGATCCCCGTTTATCCGTTGTCAACTCAAAAAGTTATGGATCTTGCGGTCTATGAAGATCAACTTGCCCCACTTTATGAGAAGTTTGCTCAAGCAGGGCTTACAGAAAAAGAGCAAGGGGAAGCAGGCCTCAAGGCTGCAAAGATCTTTGAGGCTATTTGGAAACTTTGTGTTATCGAATATGAAACCAAGTGGAAAGAAATATTTGCCATGATCCCGGTTTCTCAGACAAGAGAAATGTTTTATGAAATCATCAGTGTAATGAATGGAAGCGTAAAAAAAAATACTCCGATGCTGAGTCAAGGATTGCAAGATTCCGGTCTGAAATCAAATTCCGTGAAGCGGGGTTCACGAAAGAAGAAATAAAATCCTGGAATTTTCTTCGATATATCGCCTATTCTCGGATCATAGACGCTCACAACCAGGAAAAAGATATTAGGTTTTTATTATATACTGCCATAGGATCAAACGCTACTGGCGAAAAAGTGGAAGGGAGGATCGGAAAAATGCAACTCGAAATAAGCAGACTTTTAGACCTCACCCCAGATCAAGAATTCAAGAAAACCGAATCCGTAGAAGTTGATAAAAGCTGGAAAAAAATCTATCAGGAGTTCGGTAGATAATGCCTAGTGTAGGGTCAATATATGCAAGCTTGGTTTTAAATACTGACCAGGCAAATTCAAACGCTCAAAAATTCGGTCGAGATATGACCGGAACAATGACTCAAATCTCTAGTACAGGGATGCGAGCCTTTACGCAATTCGAAACCAGCGCAGCAAAATCTTTAGGCAAAGCTTCAGAAGAAACAAAAAAACTTGGTAAAGCGGTAGAAGAAACGAAGGGCAAGTTTGATATTTTAGAAGACTCCGTTTCTGTTCTTGCCTCATCGGCTTTGATTGGAGGCATTTCGAATCTAGGAAAATCCGTTGTAGGAATGGCCGGACAATTCGAGAAATATCTTGCAGTTTTAAAGGTTGCATTGGGAACGCAGAAAGGCGCCGAACAGGCCATGAGAGATATTGAGGAAGTCGCAGCCAAAACACCTTTTGCAGTGACTGAATTGACTGAGGCTTATATAAAATTTGTTAACCGAGGTATTAAACCTACTCAAGACGAATTAATAAAGTTCGGAGACATAGCAGCTTCCCAGGGAAAATCTTTCGATCAATTTACAGAAGCGGTGCTTGACGCGACAAGCGGAGAATTCGAGAGGCTCAGGGAGTTTGGGATTTTGGCCTCTAAGAATGGCGACCAGGTAGCCTTAGAGTTCAAGGGCATAACAAAAAATATCGGTATGAGTGCCGAAGAAATCAAAAAGGCTCTATTGGATTTCGGTGCAATGGATGGAGTCGCCGGATCTATGGCCGCTGTCAGTGCAACTCTTGAGGGGAGGATTTCAAACCTTGGCGATGCGATGGATGCGCTCAAGAAAATAATCGGAAACGAATTATTGCCGGTGTCTAAAATGTTCATATCATCTTTGTCAGATGGAATTTCCGCAATAGCACAATGGAGAAATGAAAACCCGGCTTTGGCTAGAACAATTGTCCAAGTCACGGCCGCACTTGGAGCCGCTGTCGTTTTGATTGCTGGAGGAAATGGGCTTATAGCAGCTATGCGACTATTCCCGGCCCTTGCAAGTGCAATGGGCTTGTCACTTCATGGGATGCTTGGACCTATCGGATTAGTAACGGCAGGCTTGGCTGCAATTCTTTTGGCAATGAATAAGATCCAAGCAGAAAGAGAAAAACTTGCCGTTGAAATGAATAACCAATCCTTTGAAGCAGTAAAACAATATGGCGGGAATAATGTAGAATTCTTTCGCAACCAATTAGCAGCCATGGAAAGGCTATCAGCACAAGCCGAACGTATAAATAATAAATTACTATTATCAAAAACCGATAGAAGCGTATTAGCGGAGGCCGCAAAAGGCACCAACCTTAGCCAAGATCAATTAATTACAAGCGGGCTTGTTGGGCAGGATCGAGTAAATATAGAACTTGTAAGAGAGCGAATAAAAGCCTTACGAGATACGATAGACGAAACCAATCAAAAGCAAAAAGAAGCTGATTCGAATAAAAAATCTTCAACTATACCAGTCTTAAAACAACAAAAAAAAGCAACCGATGATCTGAATAAGGCCATAGAAGATACTCCTAAAGAAAAAAATCCTTTCGAAGGGATTTCTAATCAATTTTATTCTACAGTTGATAACATTGGTAAGTCATGGCAGAGAATGGCAGAGCAGATCTTTGATGGCAATATGTTAGCCGCTTTTGCCCATGGGCTTGAGGCAGTTAAAAACGGAGTCCAGGCAATCGGTCAACAATTTGTCGCACTTCTTAACGCTCAAGCGCAAATGAAAAATGTTCAGCTTCAAAACAATAAACAAAATCTTGAATTCATGGCTGCCGGATATGGAAAATATATTGATGCTGAACTAGCGGCAACTCAAGCCGGGATTGATTCGGAGCTTGAGGCAATAGACGCTAAGAATAAAGAAATTGAACGATTACAGAAAGAATCTCTTGAGGAAAGAAGACGACAAGAGGAAGAATATCTAAACGAAAGAACGGCTTTTTATGATGAGGCATTTAATCAGGATGTCGAAAGGCTGAATGCAGAATATCAAACCCGCCTTGATTCGCTTCTTGCAAATACTTCCAGTCAACAAGAACAAGCAATAATCACAGATCAGATCGAAAATGATAGGCTTCAATCTATAGATAGTTTGCGAACTCAATATGAGGAAAAAAAGAAACGAGATGTTGATAAAAACAAACTCGAAAATGACGAGAAGGAAAAAAAGAAAGATAAAGAATTTCTTGCGCAACAGGAGAAAATCGAAGCACAAAGAACGCAATTAGAGGAAAGAAAGGCCGCCACCGAGAAAGCGGCTCAGGATAAAAAAGACGACGTTCGCAAAAAGTCCGCAATGCTCGAATGGATCATAGGTCGATCCGCTTTTGAGGCAAATAAAAGGGCGCAAATGGCCCAAGCCCAAATAGCAATGGCCATGACCATTATGAATGCTATACAGGGTTGGGCAATGATGATTGCAACTATGGGGCCTGTCGGGCTTATAGCAGGTGGCGCAATGTTTGGGTTAATGTCTGGCCTTGCAGTTGGGGCAGGAATGACGACCATGTCAGCTATTGGGGCGCAACAATACCCACCCCCGCCAATATTCATGAACTCTGGCGGGATGGTTCCAGGATCTGGAAATATGGACACGGTTCCGGCCATGTTGACGCCTGGGGAGGTGGTCATTGATAAATCGACTACTTCAGATCTGAGAAGCGCGCTTTCAAATAATAAACTCGGGAACGTCATGGAGTTCAAGGGTAACACAATAAACGTATATACCCAGGCAACTAACGTTGAAGACATTGCAGACAAAGTGAGTTATGAAATTTTCAAACGAGTTCAAGGGAGAATTATTTCTGTATGAGCTTTGTTGTACAAAATAAAAACGGCGACTTCCTTTCACTCACTGAAAGAACCTACAAAGATGAGCCTATCAAATTGCAGGTCAAGAATGAATTACTTGATAGATATGCACAATATGGAGCCGTCGGGCAAGGAGATGGAAAGTTTTCATCCCGAAAGATGTCTTTCAAGTTTGATGTTATCAAAAAATTACAAGTAGACTTTCGTTATGTCTTTAATCGTATTGCTTCTTTCTTTGTAGTTCGAGATGAGCCGTTTTATTTAATAGATCTCAATTCGAATATACGGTGTAGAGTTCGGCTAAATTCTTTAGACCCGAATTGGAAACAGGGGCTTGAGAAACTTATTGCAATTGATAACTCCCTAGAATTGGAGCTTTTAGACGGGCTTTGGGAATCGGCGCAACCAACCGAAATCGCACAAACTACGCTCTCGAATAATGATACATTGACCGTCCAGTGTGATCTTGTTTGTATAGAGACCAAACCAATCTTTTATTGTATTAGCCTGGCAACAAATACGGATTTTGCTTTGATTAATATGACGACTGGTCAAAACATGCGAATTCAGGAACTCGGTTTTGTGACAGATAAAGTCATAACTATTGATAACGTCGAAGGGCTCATTGACATGGATGGAAACTTTAATCCTCTTATGATGAGTGCCGGAGGGTTTTTTGATTTTCGCAATGGCGACAATGTCCTAAAATACCAAAGCCCTTCTGGCGCACAGATGGGGCTTAGAATATCATACAGACAGAGGTATAATATCTAATGGCCGGGTTTGTAGACAAAAGCTATTCGTTGTATGGTGGCAATATGTCTACACGTATCAAGGGGCAACCGAAATTATTTACCGTATATGACGAGTTTGATGCTGGAGATTCTGGAAGTTCTGGAGGGTCTCAGATCAAATTCACAACGGCATCCGGTGCCTTGCTTTCGTTCATCCCGATCAATGTCCAGAATACAAAATTTGTTGAGGCGATCTTCGCAAGCACACCAAACGGGAGTGAATCATTTTCTTTCAAACTTAATGATGTCCCGAAGTTTCCATTACAAAGATTTTCTCAAACAAAATTCACGATAGAATTAGATTCAATATTTTACGGTTATATTTTTGATACTCCTGAACTAGGAAGCGCAAAGAAAAAATATCAGGAATACAAAGGATTTGGCCAGGCAAAGCGTTTAGAAAACTGCATAATTGATAACACTCTGAAATGGGATATTTCTTCGATTTCGATGTCAGGATCGGATATGACAATCCATACATCAACTCCAGTTTCTGGAGTGGTTTTAAATCAGTGGGCTATTATTCGAAATGCAGTCGATAGTTCGAATAATGTTCAAGCTTTTATTGTCGGAGTAGGTGCAAGTTCAATTACAGTTGTAAATGTAGCCGGATTAAACCAGGCGGGAGTTGGCGGGCAGATAGTTGTTTTGCCAGTTGAATGGTCCGGTTATAGTGCCGTTTTAGTTTCTGATTTGTTCGATCAGATTGTCAGGTTGTACTGCGGAAGCTTGCCGATTAATTATAATCCCGATAAGATCATAGAGACTACTGGAAAAACTCTCGGAGGCGGGAAGATTGACTGGGATGGACTCACGATTAAAAAAGCTTTCGAGAATATAAAACTCATGCTCGGTGACACTTTTGATTTAGGAGTTGATGAGTATGACGATTTTTTTATCAGGCCAAAAGAAACCGATGTTCAGGATGTTTTACATACAGGCTATCAGGTTCAAAACCCAGAGATAAAACTCAATCTTAACAATGTTATAAACTCAGTAAATATCTTAAGAGGAAAATCAAAACTAGATCAGACAAAAGTCGGATCTTCGGTAGGCGCAACGGCAAGTGATCCAACCAGTATTGCCAAATATGGATTGATGCACAAAGATATTGAGGTTGCCGGATATTTTTCGGACGAAACCTGTCAGGTCATAGCAGATCAAATCATATTGGACAAGAAAGAACCAAAATATTCTGTCACCGTGAAAGATCTTGCTATGAGATATTACCCACATGGATATTATACGATTGTCAGTGAATTTGATGACTACGTTTATGATCTGGAGACGTTCGAATCTTTGACAGGATGGTCAACCGATCCTGATTTTGCACTTGCCCTGAATAATTCCATTCTTTTAACCGGGGCTTATTCAATGAGGATTTCTCTCGGAGTTGCGAGTGATGGAACCGAAACCAAGAAGACTATTTCACATAAAGTTTTCTTTCCTAAGAAAATATACTTATGGGGTTATGCAAACAAGAAAGGTCAATATGTAAATTTCGGATACGGCAAAACTTCGTTTACTGAAAATCTTGTACCAATTTACGCAAATACTACGAACGCTTTTTTCTGCCTGGAAATCGACGTTACGAATTATACCGAGGACGCGATCAATGAAATCGGATTCCAGTTCCATAATACCGTAGCGGATACAGTTTTCTATGTGGACAATCTACAAATTCTTGACTATTCCACGAAACGATATACGGTCTATACGAAGAAGATTACTTATCGTTTCCTTGCAAGAAAGAACGTAGTTGATATAGAATTTTCCGATGAAACGATTCGATCTCTTGAGGATTTCATGGCCGGAATCAAGGCCCAAACTGAAACTAGCAAACTATTATTGAGGGAATCATGATTATTGATTTGCAATTATTTTCCATAACTTCCGGTTCATATGTTACTGACTATCGGCGTGATCCTGTAACCGGGAATTTTGTTTCCGAAGAAATAACCGCCGAACCTCAAACCGTGATTATAATTCCAGGGTCAGGCGGTCGGCGCGGGTTCTGGTTGATTGAAATACCAGATCCCAATCATGCAATAGTTTTAACCAGGACAGAAACAGTCGATAATGCCGGAGTTTATACTCCCGATGGATCTCCTCCAACTTATACACTAGTCACGGGCGCACCCGCAACAGAAGAGTTTTTCCAAAGATTAGAACAAGGGCTTGTCATATTGAATAATGATGAGTTTAATAATGTTGCTCAGCTTGGAAATAAATTCGAAGTCGCCTATTATGGAATCGGGACTAATATGAATGTGAAAAACACACAATTCATAGAGCAAGCGGCGCTTGATTCCAAATTGTCCAGAGACGGATCTTTGCCGATGACAGGAGATCTTGATTTTGATTCTAACAAAGGTGTAAATCTTGCAAACGGTTCAAGTCCTGGGGATGCCGTAAACAAAGGACAATTAGATTCCGGTATAGCTGGAGCCTTTACGAGCCCACAAACTTTTACAACTTTGAAATTAAAAGTAACCACAAACCCGGCAACTCCTGCCGTTATTTATTCATTGATTGGAATAGGCGGTACAACTGTAAACATTACCGGGGTTACGGATACTTTAAATAATGCAATTTGGATTTATGCTACTAGTGGTGGGCTTAATTTTACAATACAGATAAACGGGAATAATATCATAACCACTACAGCATTTAATCAATGGGTTTTTTATGATGGGACTCAGTGGCGATCATGATAACAAGAAATTATACTCTCAAGGCTGGCGATGATTGGAATTTGACTTTCGAATCTTCGCAACTTGCAACAGCCTCGATTTATATTCAGATGAAAAATAAACCAGATGGGAAATTATTTGGAAGCTTTACGCCAATTGTCAATGATAACATAATCACGGCGTCGTTATCTGATTCGATCACTTCCGATATTCCTAGAGGATTGTATCAATACGACTTGAGAGTAAAACGAGGGAAGATTCTTACAGAATATGCCGGGAGGATTTTAGTAATATGAATGGAAATCTTTTTCCAAAGCAGGAAGTAAATTTAACGGTATATCGTGGAGATGATCTTCAATTAGTTTTTACTGATATACCAGACATTGATACCGGGATTGTTACGATCAAATTCCAATGCCGAAAGACTCCTGATAGCGATTTGCTCATAGATCAGGATGTCATATCAACCGATGACGGGAATGATTGGCCTAATGAGATCGTGGCAGTAAATTTAATTCCAGGTCAAACACAACTTATTCCGGCCGATCAGCTTTATCAATATGATTTGAGAGTGACCAGGGACGGGATAGTCAACGCCGACGTTTACGGAACGATTTTTATAAAAGGT